GCAGGGTTCGTCAAATGTGAGCAGGACGTCCGAGAGGCTGACAAACGGCGCTCTGAGGCTGCTTGCAGCCAATTTGCACGCGTTGGTCACCTTCTTTGGGCCTCTGTCTTGCAACGAGTCGATGAACAAATCGACTCTGGACAGTTGGTCCCAAAGCATGGGCCGGGGGTCACCGCTGATCGCCTTCTGGGAAACCAGAAATACGATCAGACGGAATGGACCTCACGGCTTGAAACCTGGTTTCCGTTTCTTGACGGGTTTGTTGCACCGTCGTTTCGGGCATACCAGGATTTCGACCATGTGGACATCCTCGAACCTGGAGCGGAAAGGCCCGTAAGGGTCATTACCGTTCCAAAGACGCTCAAGACGCCGAGAGTCATAGCTGTCGAGCCTACTGCGATGCAATATGCGCAGCAGGCCGTAGCTGAGTCTCTTGTATCTCACCTGGAGGGGAAGGACAACCCCTACAGGTGGATTATCGGATTCCGGGACCAAGACCCTAACAGGTCTATGGCACGGAAGGGGTCCCTTACAGGGGACCTCGCGACGCTGGATCTCAGCGAAGCTTCCGATCGCGTCTCGAATCAGCTCGTACGTCTCCTTCTCGATCCGTGGCCTCATGTTGCAGGGGCCGTGGATTCGTGTCGGAGCCGGAAGGCTGATGTGCCTGGCCACGGAGTTATCCGTTTGGCCAAGTTCGCGTCCATGGGTTCAGCGCTCTGCTTTCCTGTTGAGGCGATGGTCTTCGCGACCATCGCCCTCTGCGGGATTGAAGATGCGCTCAGACGCCAGATGACCCGTAAGACCATCCATGGTCTTGCGGGTAAGGTGCGCGTCTACGGGGACGATATCATTGTCCCCGCAGATTGCGCCGAAGCCGTCGTTGGGAAGCTCGAAGATTTTGGTCTTCGAGTCAATACCAACAAGTCTTTCTGGACCGGAAGGTTCAGAGAGTCTTGTGGCAAGGAGTACTTCGCGGGTGAGGACGTATCAATCGTCCGCGTGCGTGAAGTACCACCTACCCGACGGCAGGATGCACCTGCGCTCATTTCCACGGTCTCGCTACGTAACCAGCTTTATAAGGCTGGTTACTGGAAGGTCGTGGAGTATCTCGACAACTTCTTGAGCAGCTTGCTGACCTCTTCAAAGGGGCAGCTGCTGTATCCCGTTGTCGCAGATACGAGCGCTGTGCTGGGCAGGCATAGTTTTCTGGGGTATGAAACCCAGAGCTATGACCCGAGACTACATAGCCCGCTTGTCACGGGTTATGTAGTACAGGCCGTTATCCCTCCAAATATCTTGGATGGATACGGTGCCCTGCTCAAGTTCTTCCTGAAGAGGGGTTTCGACCCTTTCCAGGACAGGGAGCACTTGATGCGTTCCGGACGTCCTATGGCCGTCAGCACCAAGCCTAG